ACGCCGAGGCTTGCACCGGATTCGCCGTCGTCGTGATCGGCGTGGCCGTCAGGATTTGCATCTTCTCCATGTCGCGGAGGTCTTTCAGTTCGAGGTCGCAGGCTTTGACCTCGTTCGTGAGTTCGTCGTACTTCTCGCGCTCGGTGTCATCTTTCGAGCGCCCTTCGTCGAGGACTTTCTTTTGAATCTCTTGAGCCGCGGCGAGGCTGGCCGCGCGCTTGGATTCAAAGGCCGTAATTTGTTCAACTGTGGTCATAGCGTGCGCGGCTTTCTGCCCGCGCTGCGGAAGGGGAATGCCCGAGGGTCCGGGCGCGTTAGGGCCGGGTGCGGCCACGTCGAAGGCTTTGACGGAGGTGATCGTCGCCGCGGAATTGGCTGGAACAGTGACCAGCGATAATTCAGCCACGAGCGTTTTCAGGAAATGCAGACCGCCACCTTTGAGCGGCTTGACCCAATCCGGCATCGCGCGAAACCCAATCGAGGCACCACGAATGAGCCCGGCTTTCAGCGAATGCCAGGCTTCATCCACACGATCTTTGACCCGTCCCGGTTCCTCAATGTGTGGCAACGAGGCCGTAAACGTGATCCCGCTGGCTGTCGGTGGATCGAAATTCACCGTGCCGACGGGTTGCTTGGCGTCGTGGTGAAGGAGAAGCGGGAGGGGATTCGTAAAACTGACGCCGAGCGGCTCGATAATGTCGCCGAGGCGATCTGTATCGGGTGTGGTCGCAACGCCGCGAATTTCACGGCGATCAACGTCGATAGATTTGACGGTGAGTAGGCAATACGCGCGATCAGTCACGCGCCTAGCCTAGAAGGAATCTAGAAACTGAGTATTTTAGTAATAGGAAAACAGAAAAGGGCGTGAAGGTTGCCCCTCACGCCCCTTATATTGCCGGCCACGCCGAATCAAATCATGCCGTGTCGCAACTCATCGAATCTTGTCATGCCGGCTCATGTTGTGCCACGCCTGCCTTGTCTAGTCGCGTCTCGCCTGTTCCATGTCAAGCCGTCGCTCACCTAGCCGAGTCGCTCCGGCCACGCCTTACGCTGCCTAGTCAGCCTCGCCAGATCTCATCAGACCATGCCCGGTCGTATTCGGCCAGATCGCGCCTCATCTTGATGCGTCTGACCTCGCCAGACCTGCCACGTCATATCGAGCCGGATCACATCACGCCAAAACTCCCAAATCCCACCTCACCGCGCCTGCCGTGTCTCGCCGGATCTGGAAGTGCCTGTCCCAGTCTCATCCCATCACGCCTAGCCTGCCGCGTCTTTGTCCCGCCTTGCCGTGTCCCGTCAGATCCGACCACCGCCTTTACGCCGCTTGCGAACTCAGGGCTTTCACTAAACCCAAAATCGTTTCGATCAACACATCGACTTCATTCGAGAGTCCGAGCGGGAGCGCAATATCGCGCGCCCGCTGCACATGACCGGCCGCGGTCCGCAACGTATAAATCAGCGCTTCGCGCGCTTGCTGCGGATCACTCCGTAACGCATGGATGGATCGATAGCCTTGATCGCCAGCCGCTTCCGGGTCACGGATATACACCGGACTCCGGATCGTCATCGTCTCATTCGTCACGACGACTTCGACCGAGCCGATCACGTCCCGCGCGATCGCCAGCCAATGGGCCATCGCGGCTTTCTTGACGTCCCACGGAAAGATCGCATGGAGCGGGGACCGTTTGTTCTTCGCATCTGCGACCACGATGGAAGGCGTCAATACTCCGCGTTGATCCTCGAGCGTTTTGATGTGCGCGATTTGTCGTTGGGTGAGTTTCATGCCACCCCCTGCAATGAGCGGCTCGAGAGCGTCTCTTGATACCAGCTCAGAAGTTCTGTCGTCTCGTCGTCATAACAGACTGGCGTCTCGAGCGCGGCGATCTGTGCCGCCCGTCCGCCTTCTTTGACGATGCGTTTAAAAATGGCATCCTCCGGTTTCACGATCCGGAATTGCCCATAGTTGCCGGACCCTTTCCCCGGTCGCCAATCGCCGACGCCGATCGTGATACCAGCTGCAGCCAATAAATTGGCCACCGCTTGCACACGAATCAACGGTCGGACGAAGGTCACGCGCACCCGACAGGCCCATTCCTTCAGGGCCGCCCGGCTGCGCACATCAGGAGTTCTGTTCATATCAGCCGACCGAACGATATCCATCTTCAATTTCGGCAGGCCGTAGATCTCGATCATTTCGCCTTCGACGTAGGTCAGGCGGCCGATCTGTGCTTTCTTCGCGCCCGGCATATCGAGCGCCGATTCCCGGAGCGCCCCCTTGAAGGCCGTCGCCAAAATCGCGAGGTAGGTGAGGTGTGATGGATCCTTCAGCGTGTATGCGGAGGCGCGGAATTCTTCGAGCGGATTGTGTTTGAGGGTCGTGGCTTTCTCGATGGCGCTCTTGCGGCCTTTCGGGAGCAAGAGTTCATGCTTCGCTTTTTCGCTCATCCGATTCAGAATGAGTGGGCTCGTGCCGAGAATGCAGCACTCGAGCGTCTGTGTCGTGACTTCCAGGATTTCCGAGATCTCTGTGGATGGCGACGCGGGCGTAGACTTGGATTTAGCCATGCGTGTGGAGTCCTTGGCTCCGTAACGTGGTGAGAGGTTGATCGGCGCACCATACGTCGATCAGCCTCGTTACCTTACTGTACGTGGCAGATTATTTCAACTTCAGATGCAGCAATTCGCGGACGGTGGCCGACACGCTCTGATCCCGTTTCTCGGCGAGGCGAATCAGGCGGTCGTGGTAACTCTGCGAGACCCAGACACTGAGCGTACTGCCCGGGTGGTCGGCTTTGGGCCGTCCCCGCGGGACGGGTGCCGGATCCTGGGGGTCGCGGCTCATCGCGGCAACACGAACAACTGAAAGCCCTTCGGTTTCTCGATCGGCGTCAGGCGCGCGCTATCGGCCTGCAGAATCGCATCGATGCCATCAATCTTGTTCGGCGATTCCGGACTTTCCTTCTTCGGGATAATCGAGTCATCAATCCCGCGGGTGACCACGGCATTGCTCGCCATCCACTTCAGGCATGAGTTCCCGTCATGGCGAAACCGCCGATGCTTGATGCGCGATTCCAGATCCCAGGCGGGTGGCGTGATGTTCTTCCGGTTCTTGTCGAGAATGGTCGCCGGGAATCCATCGCCGGCGAGTCGGCTCACGATTCCGGCCGAGCCGTATTGGTCGAAGCGCAGAGCGGCCACATTAAACTGCGTGAGCCAGATCCGAATATCCGCCTCAATCTGCGCCTCGTCGATCATATCGCCTTCAGTCAGATGCAACACCCCTTCAGCTTTAACCCACGCATGATAGGCCGGTACGGTTCGGCCCCGTTCCTCGACCACGTCTCGCGGTAAGTAGAACCGCACGAACGCGATGAGGTCAGGCCCGCGTTCGAAGAGCAATGCCACGGCGGCGAGGTCATCGTTCTGGGCGAGGTCGGCCCCCATCCAGCACCGCTGCCCAATAAACTGTTCAAGCGTGAGCGTCGGTTCGGCGCAGGCATCCCACTTCGTCATCGACAGCCAGGCGGAGGCCGATTGCATCCACTGGGAGCACACCTTGACCCGGAATTCCCCTTCAAGGCCGTTATTCTGTTTCGCATCGAGACAATAGGCGGTCACCCACTCGAGCGAGGGCGTAATGCCCAGCATCGGATTCGCTTTATGCCACGATCGCTCATCCCGCCAGTCGTCATCCTCATCGAGCGTATAAATCACCCCGAGAAAGTGATCGGCGTCAAAGACGCGCTGTAACACCTTGGTGAGTTGTGTCCGGAGCGCATAGCCGACGCTCAGCAAGTCATACCCCGCTGTGGTCGGAGCCACGAGCAACGGATTTCGCCGAGCGCCTTGCGCCGACTTCAAGACATCGTGCAGCCCGAAATCTTGCGCATGCGACTCATCCAAACAAATCAACGACGGATTCAGCCCGTCCTGTGTCGACGCCTTCGCGTTGATGGGCTTCGCCACCCCATCCTCACTCAGAATCGCATTCGCAAACATTTCGAAGCCCTGCAAGCGCAACCATTTCGACTTCTGGATCATCTTCTGCATAATCCCAAAGACAATCCGCGCCTGACTCCCCGTCGAGGCCCCGAGCACGACCGAGGCGCCTGGCTCTTCTTCTTTCGCTAAGTGATAGAGCGCAATCCCGGCCATCAACGTCGACTTCGCGCCCTTCCGCCCCAGCTCGTAATACAGCACCGTAAACCGCCGCCGCCGCACATCCGCTCGATGCCGCCATCCGAAGAGCGCCGTCAACAAAAAGATCTGGCTTGGCTCCAATACGATCGTCTTCGTCTCCCAGACCCCCTCGACATGCGGCAACTTCTCGAGAAACCCACACGCCGCCGCCGCATGCGATGGACTCCACACATACGCCCAGCTCGCATCTGTCCGCGCTCGCTCCCAATCCCGCGCCTGCCGCTGACACGCCAGCTTCACCCATTGGCAGGCCGCAATCCGGCCCTCCAGCACATCGGCCACATACCCGGCCGCGACCGCCTCGTAATCACGCC